GAATACTGGCCGCCGAGCCGGTACTGATAATCGCCTGCAGGCTGTTGCCGGTGGTACCGGTATAGATCGCGGTGAGCGTCGCGCCCGTAGCGGCGCCCGTATCCTTCAGCAAGCCGGTCGCGGCGACATCAGTACCGTCCGTGACGCGCACGGCGCGGAAGTTGTTCGCACCCTGCAGCATGGCAAGACTGACCGCCGTGGCCAGGTCGTACTTGCGATTGACCGGCACGTTGAAATTGCGCTGCAGATCGGCGGGACTGCCGATCAGGGTTGGCGAGTTGACCGGGCCCCATGTCGCAGTACCGACGACGCCGAGGATGTTGGTCGGCACGCCGTTGATGGTGGCCTGCGAGGGCGGCAGGATCTGGACGTACACATCCGGAACCACGAGGGCCGCCAGATTGACTGCGCCGGCCTGGAAAATCTGGGACATAGCGGTTCTCCGAAAATGAAAAACCCGCCGGTGGCGGGTTTCGGTCAGGGGTGGTGGGTGATTCAGTCGGCCGGATGGTCGGGCTCGGGTTCCTCATGCACGGGCTTGGGCTCGACGGCCTCAGTAACCTCGACGGCACCGACTTTCAGCACGTGGCCTGGATTGGAGGCCAGGGCAACGGCGATCTGTGCCGGCTCCGTGATTTCCTCGCCCCGGCAATACATGCCGAACGGGTTGGTAACGATCAGTTTCATGGCGATTACTCGTTGATGGTGATGGTTTGAAGGACGGTATTGACGCCTGCCCATTCCACTTGCAGTTCATCTTGCAGCGTCACCACTTCCGTGCCAACAAGGCTTTGCGTGGTGCCGTATTCGATGCAATACATGAGGTCGCGCCGGTACAGGTTCGCCCGCTGCATCCCGTCATCCTGATGCGATGACTGGTAGGTCAAACGCGCGCCCGTGGTGTCGGGCATCGTCAGGAAGTTGATGGCAGCCATGGCCAGATCGACCGCTGCGGCCGTGACATCGCGATGCGACGGCGTATCGGCCCACACCGTGACCTGAAACACTTTCTTCTGCCGCCGAATCTCGCTCAGCATCACGCCAGAGCCACCGGCTCGCGCGGCTTCAATGGTGACTCCTGTCGGAACGGTGATCACCGTGCCCGCGTTGGATGCGCCAGGCACCATGCTCGCCAAAGCCGTGGCGATGGAAGTCAGGGTGTCCGATGCCTGTACCGCGTACAGGTAGGGAATGCCTCCGATCAGCAGCGCCACGTTCTGCGGTGTTGCTATCGTGCCGGACAGCGTGATGGTCTGGCCTGCAATGGCCAGTGCGATCGTTGCGGCCAGTACCGTGGCGATATAGGGCGTCGCCATGTACCGCGTGGTGTTCGATTCCGTGCCGGACGGGAACACCGTTACATGCAACCGCCCCGCTCCACCACCGGCAAAAGCTGCCAGGTCCGCATCAAGCTGCGACGCCTGCGGCCAGCCGCCATAAATCGCCGTGTTGGCGCCACTCACCGAGGCCGATCCGGTCCCGTTGGGATAGACGGCCTGCGCTACTTGCGCGATCAGTGCGTTCTGCACATCAATGAGATCGGCCATCAGGTTTCGGCCTCCGACATCGTGCAGCGCCAGCCCATTTCGGTCAGTTCCGCCGCCGAGATGGCATAGCGGTTGCCGTTTTCGTCGATCACGACGTCGTAATTCTTGATCAGTACGCCACCGGGAAGTGCCGGGATATACAGATTCCACCATGCGGCACGGACATCACCGGGAAGCTTGACGATGCCCGTCTCGGCCTTGGTGTTGATGATGATCGCGGCAGGGTAATTCGCCGCGATTGCCGTCTGGTTTTCGCGCGTGTTGCCGCCGTAACCGAGTGCGCCGACGCCGGTCTGCTGCTGTGGCCGATAGATCGTCACAACGTGATCGCAATTCACCGCCTGGATCGGCAGCAAGGGCTGCAGCGAGGCGATGAAGAAGGTGTAACCGTTGCCGATGAAGTAGTCGCCGTTGAGCGTGGTGGTTGCATCGACCAGTGCATACCAGACCGGCTTGCCGTAGCTGTTCGGCTTCTTGTACGTCATGTCCGTGGCGTTGAAACTCGCCGGGACGGTGCCAAGCAGGTTGGCCAGCGGATTCATCACGTCAAGCGGACGGTATTGCGCGAATGGCAAGCCGATCTTTCCCCCGCATATCGCATAGCCGCGGTTGACCAGCAGTTGCAGCGCGGTGCCGTCCATCAGTCGTATTCCTGGGACATGCGTTTCTGGACGACGTACTGCATGCGAGCCAAGTGACCTGTCACCTTAAGCAGATCGTCCGATCCACTCCAGTTCGTACGCATGGAAAAGTCCGCTGCCTCTTCGAGGAGGGTGATTTCCATCGTTTCGCCACTTTCCGCTCGCTCAAGCGCCTCTTTCAGGAGCGTGATCGTGCGGCTACTTACAGGCCGCTTGAGTTCGACAACGCCCATCACACCACCATCTGCATGTTGCACGACGGACCATCGAAGTTCGGACCCACCGGAATGCCGAGGAACGCACACAGCTTGCGGCGCCAGTTGGCGAACAGCGCGTCACGGTCGTGCACTTCGTTCTTGTTGTGCGTCCAGACGGCAGCCACATCCGTGTCCAGATTGTTGCCAGCCGCAGGGATCGCCGTTTCCAGCGTATTGAGCGTGCCCAGATACGTGACGACAATCGCGCCCTCCGATGCGCTGACATGCTGCAGTCGATATTCCAGCGCCAGATACTGCTTCATGATCCATGGAAACGGAAACACGACATTGCCGTCACCCAGCGCCGGATAGCCGCAGAAACGCCGGATATCCACCAGCTGCGCATCGGTGAAGGCGTAGGGCGTAAAGGCCATCGGTCAGTCCTCGAACGGCGCGCCGGCACGCTTCAGTCGCGCGATCAGCGTTGAATCAAACTCGGGATCGAAGGCATGCCCAGCCGGCCAGAAGCGCGAACGCCCGTGGTCGACCAAGCCGAAATTGCGGGCCAGCACGGCGCCCGAAGGCGCCGTGTGGTCCAAGGTAGTGCCCGCGCCGGCAGCATCGGGCTGCCGGCGGGTGTAGGGGCGTGGCATGACTTACAGCGATTCCAGCATCACGCCGCGCTTGAAGGCCGAGTTGCTGGCCGTGGGGATGGTGTTGGGGTTGGTGGTGATGTCGCTCGGCACCGTGAAGCCGCCGATGTAGGACCACGACTGGGTGACCACCTGCTTCAGCGCGTCCAGCGGCTCGCGGGTGATGTGGGCGATGTCATCCACGATCTCGATCATGTCGTCGTCGTCCGACTCTTCGGCGCCGGCATAGCCATTGCGAGTAAAGACGCCCTCGACCAAGGCGCCTTCGCCACACATCGCACCATATTTCACAGTGCCGACGCCCGCATAAGCCGCGCTCGGGTTGAGGTTGGTTTCGATGAGCTGCACGCCCAGGATCTCAGCCACGACACCGCGGCGGAATTCCTCCGTGGTCGGCTGACCGCGGAACAGCAGCTTGAAGTCGGGATCGGCGAAAAGGCCGACCGACTGAAGCGGGCTGGTGTAGAAGTGATACAGGCCCGTCTCATCCACCGGCATGACGCCGTTGGCGGACAGCTGCGCCTTGGCATTGAGCAGCATCTGCATCGTCAGCTTGCCGCCATTGCCGCTGGTGGAGGTGCTGATGCCCCAGGCGCTGGCCGCCATGACGGTGCCGGTGGCCGCGTCATACGGACGCTGCACCAGCGGCGCGACAGCCGACTGCACGGGCTGCTTGGCGGTGCCATCGGCTACCGTGACCGAGGTGGCGAAGGTCAGCGTGCCGGACACACCGCCCGGGCTGATGGAGACATTCGAACCGTCCACCGTCACACCGGTCAGCGAATACACGTCGCTGCCGACGGTCACGTTCACCGGGAAGGAACTCGACACCGGCACCGCCTGGCCTTCGGTATTCCAGGTGTACTGGAAGCCGCTGACATCGTCGACGTTGATCGTGACGCCAGCGCTTCCCAGCGTGGTGCGCACGAACGTGTTGCTGCCAAGGTAGGTCTTGAACAGCGCCTGCTGGGCCAGCGTATCGACCGAGCGCGCGGCCTGCTCGCCGAGTGCCTTGGCGTTCTGCAGGAACAGGCTGGCAATGGCAACGCGAGCCGTTGCCACATTCAGCATCATGGTGCCTGGATACTGGGCGATGCCGAGGGTGTATTGCTCCACCGCATAGTTCTGCGGGGTCATGCCGGAAGTGATGTCCGAGTTGGCAGCCGGGGACTGAGGCGTGGTGATTGCCGGCAGCAAACCCGGGCGCGTTTTGGTGATGGTTTCGCCGATGCCGGCCGCGAAGGGTTCACGCTGCGCGATGGCACGGAAACCCAGCTTGGCGCGCAGGGGCTGCTTGAACTCGCGCTCCAGGAAACCCTGCTGGATGACGGACTGAAGTGCGGCGGGGAGATTGTTGATGCTCATGGTCGTTTACCTTTTGAGAGAGGTTTACGTGCCATGGGCGCCTGGCCCCGATGCACTGCTTTGCCGGCCTATCCGGCGTTGAGGTAGGTGTTACAGACCGAATTGCCGACGCCTTTCGGCGCGGTATTCGGCTTCTGGCAACTCGGTGACTTTCTTCGATTCAGTTGACGTCTTTTCCGGCACCTTCGTGGTGCTCGCTGTCGTCTTGGTGAACAGGTACGGTTTCGCCTTGCGCAGTGCGTCGATGGCCTCATCCGCACCTTCAATCTCGCCTGCATCGCTCAGCTTGACCTTGGTCATGTCGATGAACGCGAGGCCATCCAGGTCCACGATGCCGGCCTTGACCGCGAATGCCTTGAGCTCGGCCTTGATGATGCGAAGCTGGGCCGATTTGCTGGCCTCTTCGATCTTGCCGGTCGCTTCTTCGGCTGCCTTCTTCGCCGCATCAGCAGCGTCGACAGCCTTCTTTTCAGCTTCCTGCGCACGCAGTCGGTAGCCGGCGCTTTCCTGCCGCAATTCCTTGACGTAGGTGGCGCTGAAGGTTTCGGGAGCTGGTGGAGTAGGTGCTGGGGCTGGCGCAGGAGCACCACCGCCACCCTCACCACCTTCGGGACTCATCAAGGCATATCGTTTGCGCAGCATCTGGCTGACTCCAATAAAAAAGGCGCCATCAAGGCGCCCGGATAACCCAACCCGTCAGGGTCAGGCGTTGATAGTTTCTTTGACCTGCGGCGCCATCGCGGCGATTCGTGCCTCGTCGGCCTTGATCTTCACTAGCTCAGCGGCTGGATCGGCGATGTCGTACTGCTTGGCCACGATGCCAACGGCCGTTTCCTGCGACATGTGCCCGGCATCCGTATGTGCAACAAGCGTCGTCGCGCTGGCGCTAAGGTCCGCGAACGTCGGCGCGTACCAAGGCGGCCATTTCAGGCTGACCGGCTTCGGTGACAGCGTCGGATACGCCGTACTGTCACGCGCGATCAACTGCGATGTTGCACCGAAGTTGGCGATCATCTGCAGCAAAGCCAACATGCCACCGCCGTAGGTGATGCGCAGCTTGTCGGCCAGCCAGATCAACGGCTGATTGAGCATTTCCATGGCGCGACCGGACTGCGCCGAGGACAGTTTTTCAGGATTGACCCGGGAGGCATGCAGCTGTTCCAGTGCCAGATCACGCATGAACTTCACGTAATTGACGACCGCCTCACTCGCTGCGCCGTCGATCTCGATCAGTTTCGCGTCGCCATCCTTGTTGACGATCATGGCGTTCGCTGCCGATCGCACGAGCTTGCCGCCATTGTCGCTGGCCGGCTCCTTGATCAGCAGCAGCGGGTCACCGGCATACCGCAGTGCTCGAGCTCCCTGGCTAAGCTGGTACTCGCATTCGATCTGCGTGTTGATCGCCTCATCGTTGAACGTGGGCGAACCGTCGATGCCATTGCCGCCAGGCAGGTTCTTGATCCAGACCACCGGCACAACGCCCATGTCGTGCGACACGGTGCGCTTGGCGTCGATTTTCGGCTTTGGCGCCCTGGCGTCCTTTTCTTTCACCACCTTTTGCGGGACGTACCATTCTTCGTCGCTGTCGGTCCAGACGCGCTGCCACCAGAACATCGCCGGCAGATCCTTGTCGGGAATGGTGTAACCCATCTCTGCCAGCGCATCGCCCTTGACCTTGAAACGCTCCGTGACGCTCAGCAACACGTCGGGGCGCGTCGGATTCCACGCCGGCGTCAGGTAGGCAGTGTCCATCACGTCGACGTAGATGCGGCCCTCCAGCACGCGAAGCCATAGCGCGATGCTGCCGACGCTACCGCGACAGGCGGCGTCGACCAGCGTCAGATTCAGGCAGGTATCGCCAATGATCGACTTGAGCGTCTCAGCGGTATCTGCATCCTCATGCGCGACTTCGGGGAAGTGACCTTCCGAGAACAGCATGGCGACCGCTTGACTGACCGCCAACGCGCACAGGTTGTACCGCACGCAGGGGCGGCGATCGCGCAGCTTGATGTACTCGTTCGCGCCGTTCTGTTCCTCGTCGAAGGAAAACTTCAGCACCTCATACATCGAGCCATCAAGGACGTGCTGCAACGCCTGCAGACGGGCCACACGCGGCGGAAAATCCTTGTCGACCGGGTATTGCTGCTGCAGACGACGCCACATTGTTCGGTTACCTCTGCATGTGAATCGATTGCGTGAAGTGCGCCTTGGTCGGCTGCACGATCGGCCAGTTGTAATGCACCAGGTAACCCAGCGCGTCCGGCGCATGATCCTTGCCGTCGGACTTATCCGGCTCGCCGTTCTTGTCGTAAATCTGCTGCTCAAGGCATGCCGTGGTCACCGGAGCGAGCCCGTTATTCACCAGCAAGCGTCGATGACCCAGTGAATTGCAGATCAGGCCGCCCATCGCCATCACGCGCTCCTTGACGAAAGGATTGCGGGTGGGCACGTGGACGACGAATCCCGCGCGTTGTAGCAGCAGGATGTCTGATTCCGTCGCATTCACGGTCTTGTTGCTCTGGCCGCTCGCATCGGGGTAGATGTGAATGGCTCGACCAGGGAACTTTTCCTTGATCGTCTCGATGACAGCCGGCGTATCGCGCACTTTGGTCAGCTCGCCCACGACGTGCGGGATGCCCTGGCGAATCACCGAAATGACCGAAGTGCAGTTGTAGACGTTGAAGTCCTGCCCGATGTGCAGTTCTTCGCCGGGCTCCATCGTGGCGCCCGTGTGATTCTTGATCCGGTCGAAGTCGGGATAAACCGCGCCCGACGTGAGGTTGACGAACCGTCCCTCGATGTAGGCCTCGATCAGCTGTGACGGGTAGGACCGTTTCAGCGTGTCGATGTAGCCTGCCGGCAGGTTCCTTTCGTTGCTGTAGGTGCTGGCCCGAATCAGCCGATAGCCTTCGGTCGGCTCCTTTTCCCAGCGCTCATAGACGAACCGGAAGCCTTCCGGTGTCGTCGCCACACCCACGCTATTGATCGACTTGTCCGGCTTCTTCTGCCGGTTTCGCGCAATGATCTGCGTCCATGCATGCGACGCGTCCGGCGTCTTTAGTGTGTCCAGCTCATCGACGATGCTATCGGCGACCTCATAGCCGACGATGCGTTCCGGGTTATCCAGCGTGCGAAAGATGATCTGACC